TCTACTTCAGACTCTTCATCAGCTTCCTCTTGATCTTCTTCGTCTTCCTCTTCTGGATCCTCCAAAGTATCTTCCACTTCGGTATCAGTATCATCCTGAACCTCGGTCTCGTCTTCTTGATCCAGTTCTTCATCCTTCTGCTGGTCCAGCTCTGCTTGCAGGGAGTCCAGACTCTGCTCGAAATTACTCAGAAACTCTTCATCACTACCGTATGTCATTCTTCACCTCGCAGAGCTTCTGCACGGATCTCAGCTTCTTCGATTTGGATCTTTTGCAGGGACTGCTCAGCCTGATTAGCCAGCATTTCAATAGAGTGCATCCACTCTTGCAGGTGACCAGCTGCTTGAGCTTTGGACAGGGCATCAGCACGGGCGTCAGCATTCACCGAACTGAGTCCAGACATTCGAGCGTACCTTGCACAAGCTTTTTCCATGAAGTGATGTTCAATCACATTCTTGAAGTCTTTGTTCTTGTAGAGACGCAGAAGAGAATCACGAAGGGCTATAGTTTCTTTGTGCCCTTTCTTCTCTTTTTCCAGCTTCTCTACGATGTTACTTGCAATCATATTTATCTCCCAATGAATTCATTGTTATTTACTGGTTTCACAGAATGTTGGTTATCCGGCTGGTTTGAACCAAAATTCGTGCTATCAGTTAACTCTGTTAATTTATTGAAGCCGATGGCTGCTGCAATGTTAGGGGGGACTTCCCCAGGCTTTGAAGCTTGAGCCAGTGCCTTAGTAATTGTAAGGTCCTGGTTCCCCTTAGCTTGTGCTTTCTGCTTCTCCAGATCTCTCTGGTGTTTAATACCACTACCTTGCTCGAATGTGTCTAGTGTTTCTTTCTCTCCTTTTGCTCCTTTGTGTTGTGCTTCTGCCATATTCTTCATGATTTCAGATCTCAGCTTCTCTACTTCAAGCTGCATCTTTTCCAGCTCAAGTTGCTGCATCATCTTCTCATGTTCTGATGGCTCCTGTCTGAAGTTCTTCAGATTCTCTGCAACATCAGGCATACGCTTGAGTTTGGCAATCTCTGCCACCAGTTGAAGTGCTGCTTCAGGTCCAGCAATAGGTCCAATAGTTTGAGCCATGAATGCCAAGTCTTGGGCTTTGGCATCATCTACTTCTGCTGTTGAAATATCAACTATCAGATCGTAGTTACCCTTCAGATCTTCTCTTTGGATTTCAACAAACTCAGTGTTGGTGACTCGAACAACTTCTGTCTCAGACAGGAACTCAGAGTTCATGGCAATAATCTTCTTGCCAATCTCAATCACACCACGAGCCAGTCTACGGAGAATAGCCATCTCACGTTTGGAAGTTGCGTCCAGTGCTCCACGAATACCAGCAGCTACCTGACCATAGGCTGCACCAGAGATACCACCTGAGAAGGCTTTGACCCCAGACATGGACTCAGCATCCTGATGCTGAAGTTCCAGCATGGTCAAGGCACTGTTAGGGATCTCAGGGAACTTATGAATGTGGACAGCATTCTGGGGATGGATACCAGCTTGCAGGTTGTATACGTAGTCCTGCCCTTGCTTGAATTTCCGTTCGTTTACTACGTCTAGGAAGCCAGCTGGGATACCTGTTTGAGCGTTGGCATTACGACCCAGCAGGTCGATCATACCTCGCATGACAGCACCAGAGATGACTTGGTTATCCCTCAGCAGTTCACCATCTGGCTCACCAAACAGCTCACGTTTAACAGGCAGATAAGGGACAACGACGAAGGGAAGTTTGCCATCCGGGAAAGGAGATTCTTCCAGTCGAATCAGGACATCACCAATCCAGGTAGCCACAATGGGAACCATGATTCCGTCATCATTGATGTCGTGGTATCCCCAGTACTCATAAGCAGTAACCTTGGTCTTCATGTTGTCTTCAAACTTGAAGCCAAATTCCTTGTCTGCCCTGTCTGGATCGACGGAGGTTTCACCCCATTTGATCTTGTCTAGGTTCTTGTAATTGGCAGCATTTTTCAGAAGCTCATGCTTGCTGGTCTCGTATGCCTGAACCACAAACAAGGCATTATCCAGATTACCTTTACAGGTAGGGTCGATATAGACATCATCTGGATCCAGGACATCAACGGTAGGATTATTGACGAGTACTTTTTCTACCTCTACTTCCTCATAGTCAACAATCTCTGCCGTAACAGGAATTCCAGTTTCAATGAAGTACTGTACTGCCTCCTTCATTTCTTCTGGGACTGTTTCATTAAACTCTCTGGGATTCTGAATACTGAATTCAGCCAGCTGATTAAGCTGATCCAGCAGCATTAGAAACTGCTCGTCCTGCTCACTCTGGGGTTCGAGAGGGAAGTACTGGAATACAGGAACCTGCTCAGTAACCATAGTGGTCTGAGTTTCCCAGCCAACTCGGCAGATGCAAGTGCCCTCGTCTACTACAGCACGTACGTAGTCATCAATGAACTTGATCTTGTCTATCTTGGTTCTGAACTGCCAGTTGAGTACCAGCTCGTTTTGCTCAGCTCCCTTCTTGTCTTCAAAGGTGACAGGGATTACCTGGAACAGTTTTTCAGAACTCAAAAAGGGCTCTGTCAGAGCAGAGTATCTCCACTCAGCCTGCTTACGAACCAGTTTAGGTTGGACGGCTGATCGACCTTCTACCTTGGCCGGGGCATACTTACCCTTGGCAGCCATGAGATCTCGCCAGTCCTGAATCTTGACCATCTGATCTCGATGGGCAGCTTTGGAATCATTGTATAAAGCTTGCAAGTCCCTAAGACTGGGTTCTTTCTTCCAGTCTGTAAGGGGACTGAATTTATCAGTTAATTCCATCAAAATGATTCCTGTCGTTCTGGATTATATCCGTGAAGTGTTGAGCAGCTACTCTACACTGTTCAAGATCTGCTCTGAACTCTTTAACCAATTCTCTGCCCTCAGTAAGAGATCGGTCGAGTCTGGCAGTGTGTTCTGCAAGTGCTCTGCATTCAGCTCCAGCAGCTTCTGCTCGGTTTCTATATATCTTACCTCTGTTTTCAGATTCGAGCATCCTATCAGAGAACTCACTACGCAGATTAGAAACAATAGTTTGATGTCGTTGTTTGGCATCGTTTAACTCCTGAATTAGGTCTAGCTGTTTCTTTGCGTGCTCTTCTACCCTTTCACGATACTGCTGAATAAGCTCAGCTGTTTGCTCATAGATCCTCATCTTTTCTTTGGAATATTTGATGCTCTCTCTATCAGCACCAATTTTCATTCCACACAGGAAGATAATGATCATGCCCACAGCAACGACAATCGTCTCTCTAATCAATCTCACAATCCTCTTCTGATACATTACCGATTCTGTGTGAGAACCAGCCTACAGTGAAGTCTTGTAGGTGAGTAAGGCTGAGGTAGTGATACCCTTGGTGTGATTCAAAGGCTCTCAAGAGAAGCTTGCAGGTTAATACATCGCCTCTTTTCTTGATCAGATTTTGATGGGCTTCAAGGGTTTTATTACCAATGATCCCATCAGCAGAGATACAGGGGTAATCCTTACAGCCTCTGGAGAAGCTATTCAGGGATTCCTGATACCACCTGGATGCCCTTCTTTGCCCTACGTTTACGCCTGCATCTACCAGCTTTCTACCTACTGGTTCAGAAAGGTTTATCACCCTGTCAAACCCAGGCTTGTAAACATAGGAGTCTGCATAAATGTTTAGAGCTACCTCTTGGGGTAGCTCTCTCATTGGACCTGTATAGCCATGCTCCTCAGCCGTGGTTTGGGTGATACCCATATTAGTTTCACCTCCTGGATCTGAGGGGTGGTTAACGTACCCACCCTCCAGAGCCAGAACACCAAGCAGGATGGCTAATATGCCTCCACCATACTTAGCACTGTTTCTCATGTATCCCCATCTCTGCTTTTAACCGAGCCAGTTGGAGTTCATGAAGTTCATTTCTCCTTTTTTCCTCTGCTTCCAGCTGTGCTCTCTCAAGTTCCCATTTTTCCCTGTTCCTCAGGTTTTGTCTTCTCTGAAAATACTGGTTAGAGATAAAACCCAGAATGGTGAGAACTATCCCGAGAAGGACTGCAAAGCCACTACTGGAAAGGTATCCCAGAATGAGGGATATGGTTCCACCTCCCATGCTTTTTGTTCCTAGCGATATCATTGTGCTGTCCACAGATTTCCCGACAGTATCAAGCGTGTTCATCAGACGCCTCCACGCGTGAGGAATCCAGAATACGCATAGTTTTAATATCTCTATGGGATTCCGTAGGTTTATTGATATCGTCGAAGAATACTGAACTGTTACTGATCAGTACCGGCTCTTCAATAATTTCTGGCTCTTCCCACCCATTCAGTTCCATTATTCACTTACCTCTGTATTTTCAAGTGCTTCTACACGAGATGTAAGAGACGTAATGGCTGATTCTAGTAGTGTTATTCTACTATCAAATTCCTCTACTGCCTCTACCCTCTGGGTAATTGAGGATAATTGAGAACCCATGGTTGAAACGATATCGTTGAAGTTATCCAATTGATCGTTGAAATTCTGAAGGGTGCTGTTAATGGTGTTAATGGATTCTTCAAGATCTTCCCTGATAACAGTCAAATCAACAAGATCGAACCACTCATCACTATTGACGTACTTCCATTTAAGGACAGACCCCTCAGAAGAAAGCTCTATGTTCCCTGCGCGAAGGTTTTTGATGTTATCGGCAACAAGCTTGATATCTGCAAGATTTTCCACTGCACGCCGTACATCCTCATACGCTCTGCCAAGCTCGTGCTCGCCCCTGTATCTCATCTGGTTAAAAGGGTTCATTAGATCCAGCCTCTTCTTTCGAATGAATTTTGTGTAAATCTGGATTCAGACATGGCATCTGCTTGCTTGAGATTATTAAGTGCAGTGATGTATTGAATCTGAAACTCCTGACCTAGCCGCATATTATCAGCAGAACCCATAGTCATAAACACACGGGAAGCTACATACATACGCAGAGCTGGAACCAGGAAATCAGGAATGTCCAGTTCCTCGTTGAGATTATCAACAGTAACCATCTGAGGCTTGGCGATATAGTGAACAAACAAGGTCACTTTATCTTCTGGGTAGGGAACAGTCAGAACATCTGGGCGAAGGGTAAATACACTCCGGACATCACCTTCGTCGTTAAGGGTTCTCTCCCTGTCAAAGTTGTCCCATACAGCGTATACCTTCAGAACGTCCCCCTTAAAGGGTGTTCTGTTTGAATCCAGGATATACGGAAAAGGAACATCTGGCTGGGGTTGCTGAGATACAGCAAATCTACTGAGCAGGTGGTAATCAGTGATATGGTCGTAAAGCTGGATGTGTACAGCCTTCTCACTCAATTTGAATTTGGTGGCAATATCCATCAAACCGTCATTGATGAAAGTGAGTACTCTCCCCATGTGACTTTTGTTTATTGTCCCACTGCCGTCATTGCCTACGGTAGTGTTGTTGAATTCTCCGTAGGAAAGCTGTGATAACAGGTGACTTGCATTCATTTCAGTACCTATACGATGTAAGAGCTGAGAGAAGAGATTTCATTATCCTGGGCCATACTCCATATACCAGATGAATCTCTTGATGTTGAAATTACAGCACCTGGCTTAACAGCGTCCATGTGAGGCAACATTGAGATTGTATCTAAGAAGTCGTCCTTACCTTTGAAACCGTTTTTCATTGCCAATTTTAACTGGTCCATGCCTACCTTCAAAGCTGGATGGTCTTTCTTATCCACAGGGAAGTATATTTTTTTGGCTTTGAACAGGGGAACCACATAACTGAAGTTGGTCAATTTATCCGAGGTTCTTCGGATACCTGGATTATTACCATTACTACTGCTGGACAGAGTGAACCAGATATTCTTATGCATCATCTCTTGCTGGATCCAAGAAATGAATCCACCCTGCTGACCGTTTACTTCAATACCTACTCCCAGGGGTTTGTACATGGATACGAACTCAAACAGCCTTTTCATTGTAATATCCATTGTGACCCGATCAGCCATACCATCTACCCAGAACCAGTCCCCATTATTGTTGATACACCATACTGATATGACAGTGTAGTCAGCATGTTGTTTGGCAGAGGTAGCAAAGTCTGTAGTGATATAGAAGTTGAAGTGGTTACGATTCTCCATCAGAGCTTTGCTCTCGTACCACTGGATATCCGAATCCAATACCAGTCTGTCTTCCTGGTTCGTAATACGAAGCATCAACTCCTGATAGAAATCATTAGCTTTTCCTTGGTCTCGGTAAAACTCATACTGGGTCATCAAGGCGTCATAGGAGAATCTGTCCTCCCATGCACCTCTGAATTCTTCCCGCGTGCAGGGGAATTTCTCTGCTACAGGGAATACGTTGACCGACCATGCTCCAGACTCTACAGCCTTAACGATCACGTCTTCCTTGTTGAAAGGTGTGCCGTTGAAGATGACCTTTCTGTTTACTGGATCCAGAGCCTGCATCACGCCCTTGTAAACAGTATCCTCAATGGCATCCATGGTGGCTTTGGAGACAGCATCAGCATCTCCAATCAGGTCATCAAGGATGGCCAGGGTAGGGCGCTTACCGAAGATCTTGGAACCACGGATACCTGTAGCAGCACCATACAGCTTCACACCCAGAGGTTTGCCATCCTTGTTTTTGAACTCAAGATACTTGTCTGTGAACTTGGCTTCTGGCACCCACTCCTGCATGAATTCACTGTTGGAGTAACGGAACTCAATATTCTGTCTGGCGTTCTTTACACCGTTATCAATGGAATCAGATACATAGATGAACCCCCAGATCTTACCCATGAAAGGGAGTTCACCAAACACAGCCAGATACAGGGTAAGGTATTCCATGAATACCGTAGTCTTGGCAGCACCACGAAACAGCAGATTCACAATGTATTGTTCATTGGTGTCCAGCTTATCCAGCATGGCAAGGTGAACAGGGGGAGTCTTGTTAGCTTCTCCTTCCTTACCATTCACCAATTTGATGAAGTTCATAAACTTCAACGCAAACTCAGAAGGAACATAATTCCCTGAGTTCAGGTAGGCATACGAAACTTCATCAAGAAGCTCATCAAGAGTCTTAGGACTCTTTGGCTCACTCAACATGAGTGTACTCCCCTTCTACAATAGAAGATTCAGCAATGGACTTGGCTGAGGCACCGTTTGCTATCAGCTCTTTCTGCTGTTTAGCCAACTCAGTCATAGCCTGCTGGAGATCCTTCAGAGCAGAAGTCTCAGAGGTCTCAATATTCAGCTGAACCTGTGCAACCTCCTTCTTCACCAGATGAGTCAGAATACTGTTAGCAGCCTGTGTTCTGGCAATAGGAGATATGGTGTCATCAGACATGATCTCCATTTGTGTGTTGATAGCCTTCTGTACTGCATCCTGGTTCAGAATATGAATAGGAATGAGGCTTTGTTCCAAGATGGCATTGACCAGCTTGTTCTTGTTATAGGCTGCCACATAAGCAGAGATATCTTTCCTGGAGGCACCCTTGGCTACCAGTGCAGCTTGTCTGTCTGGGAACGTCTTGAAGTAACTATCCTGATTGTTATACCCCATCAGCTTGTAGCTGACATAGGCTACAGCATTCATGTAGTCTTCAATCTTGTACTTCCCGTCCTGCAATACTCGCGTGTAGGTTAGGAAGTTCTCACGGATATTCTCAGCATGAAGAGGATCAGTACTGATGTTATTCAACTTATCAGCCAAATCCTGTGTGACATTTATCTTCAGCCTCTCAGGTACAGCAGCTTGAAGTTCTTGCTTTGAGATCATGTCCGATCCTTTTTTGGTTCTTAATAAATTTGGGGTTTAGGTGGGGTTTAGTATATATGGATAAAGTTTTGGTGTACAAAGACAAGGATGGATTGATAAGGCATGTAGAATTGAATACGTGTCCTGTTCAAGCTATTCAGGATCTTGGGAGCAAGATGAAGAATTTCTTGGTTTCTAATGGTGCTCCTGTACCTGCATCTCCTGTGCTTGCCTTGATCAGATGTAAGTGATTTCTTTTTTGGTTGTTTAAGAATTTGAGAATGCCTTCCTCCAAGGGGCGTAAACGTCTGACAGGCAGACTAGGTGAATACCCTGTAAATTCAATAAGCCTAATACGAGGTGTTTTATGGTTGGTCTAACTCCTGAAGAATTCTTCAGAATGTATGAACACAAGATGGAACCAGCAGTAGCCGAGCAATTCAGGAAGCTGCTGGACGAAAAGAAGAAACTGCAAGATAATGCTGACCGTCTCTACAGAGAAGAGATGGAATTCAATTAACGCATCCGTAGCTCAGCTGGATAGAGCAGTAGCCTTCTAAGCTATTGGTCGTAGGTTCGAATCCTACCGGATGTGCCACATTACGTAGTCGTACTATCTGATGAGCTTCCGACTATAAACGAAGCGAAACTCCCGTAAGGGAGTCATAGCGTCTGCACAGCGCAGGCCGTGGATGAGTTGTTACCCTTATCATCCATGATTTTCAATGGCTAGTGAGAATCTCAAAACTCACCGCCGATGGGTAATGGTAGCCTTGAGAAAGCTGCAAGTTGTTTACTAGACTGTTACTGAAGTTGATCGTGCCTTTAGTAGAGTATAGTGAGCAGCCGTCAGTCATCTGAGAATTCCGGAGTCTTGTTAAGATGACTGGTGGATGTTCATTATTGGTAAGTAGCTCAATGGTAGAGCACCCGGCTGTTAACCGGGCGGTTGTAGGTTCGAGTCCTACCTTACCAGCCAGTTTCAGTGATTAGCTCAGTCTGGTAGAGCATCTGCTTTGGGAGCAGAGGGTCGGGAGTTCGAGTCTCTCATCACTGACCAATACACTTGCCATAGTGTACGCAGTCCTATCAGTGCGTTATCTGATAGGCATCGAAGTGTG